CCTTCTTTGTATAATGCAGGTGCGGCATTGTATGTTCTACTACGGTGTGGTTCTCCTGTCACGGCATTGAGTGCATTATGTCCACCCATTGCCCTGTCATGTAGTACACCAATCTCTGGTCTGTCCCAGAAACTTTCATGTTCGGGTGTGGCAATAGTGTCCATATCAATCATACACACTTGATCGTACTTGTCATACTTCTCTTGAAGCATACAAAGTTTCTGTGGTGTGAACCCCAACTCCTCTCCCATAGGAAAGTCAAGGACTAGTTCATACTCTGCGCCTGTGGCATGGGCATACTTGCGCATCGTCTTCTCTGCTTGGTTTGCCCACTCTGGCATTGTCCCTGCAAAGTGTTGTAGTATTATGTTCAAAGAATTCCTGCCATTTGCATTGTATAGAAGTTCTCTATCTTCTCTCGCTTTGGCCCCTGCGGTGTGATCTTGGTACGGACATGAATCATCCCTGCTTGGTGGTTAGGTAGATAACTATCTTGTTGCCACATAGGATCAGCATCTTTCCATTCACACTTGCTTCTATAGAACAACTCTGATATAATACCCTCATCCTCATACTTGTAAGGTTGATTGTATCTATCCATCCACTCATCATTGTCTGGGATTGCAGACCGAAGTTTCTGTCTCTGTTCGCGAGTCAGTTTATAAAATGCTCCACCCCAGTAACCAGTGTTCTCATCAATGCGACCTTCTGATACAAGTCTGTTCTTCAGACTCTTCTGTATTGCACCTGCCGCGAACCCTACTCCCTCTGCCTTAAAGACATTGAGTCTGAGGTTCTTTGTAACAAACATATCAATGTCCAACATCAATACGTCATCGTATTCGTCCCACTTCTCATCTAGTATATGTACTTTCTGACAGGGGGGTGTAAGATGTTCCCTAAAGACCTGACCTTCCACGAACTGATACTCGACACCTATGCGTTCAGCGTATGCGGAGATGTTTTCTACAGAGAGTTTATCTAGTGGTCTTAGTTTGCCTGTGAAGTGTTGTAGTATAATATTTCTCATAATATACTCCATTTAAAACACTTTTGTGCTGAGTGGTTGGCAAAGTTCTTAGTTGATTCTATTCTTAGACGAATAGTTTTTTGTTGAGGTTGAGAATATGCAGACATAACGAGTTTCTTGTCGGTAAATAACTGCATGGCTTCTATAAGGTTGTTATCTTTTTGTCGTTGTTGCATAACAGAAAGTGCTAAATCATAATCGTTTTTACATTCATGCACGTCATCAGCATTAACAACTAACGACCCGAATACTGCTATAAGTATTGCAAGTCCACTACTTCCTGTTATTAGTACCTTCATAATATTCCTTTAATTACCAATCGCGGTCACCTGTGGTATCACCTATATCGTGCCATCCACCTTGCCAAGTATTATCTGTCTCTTCTATATAGGAAGATCCGTCATCAATGAATCCGAAGGGAACCACGTCATCACTGATTGCTTGGGTTCTCTCTTCGAACATCATTTGTTTAAGGTTGATGTCTGTCATGTCTGCAAAGAACTGAGTGGACACAAAGTATCCAAACATCACTAGGGTCATCATCAAGTCATCATGGTTGTTATCAGATGCTTCGTATGACGTACCTTTACCTACGAAGGTAGAGATCTCTAGTATGGTGTTCTCATCATAGACTTGTAGTTTCTGCTCTTCGATGATATCCTTGATAGCAGAACAACCCAATCTCTTAACCTTGCGAGTCATCTCAATGCCTAGTGCGTCTGCCTTAGTTGCACTGGATACATGAAGGTTTTCATACTCTAGTTCGTAGTATAATCCATTACAGACCACACCACCTTGATCATTTGCCTCAACTACTACCCATGCCTCATTGTAGAGATTCGCATACTTATATATAATATTAGGAAAGAGCAATGGAGAGATACTATTGTTTCTATAGACCGCAACTTGTTTGAACGGTCTTTCGGAAATATCTATGACGTTGAACGTCGAATAATCCTGCCCTCTTCCCTTACTCACATCTACCGTCATAATATATTCATGTTCGGGTTGTGGTTCGCTATAGATTAAACAGTCACCCGATTCTAAAACAAGATGAGGTGCCTGACCGCGTAATCCCATCAATGTTTCTGCATTGATCAGGGTATCACCCATACCAAAGAAAGTATTACCAAATTCTTGATCGAACTGCAATGAAGATGTGTTAGCAATAGTTTGCTTCTTCCATTCTTCGTCACGTCCGGGAACATCCCACCAGTCCACACGGAATGGTTTGTATTCATTGACACCTTGTACGGCACCTGTCCAGATCTTCTCGAACTGATTACCCACACCATTAGCAGTAGAGCAGATGATTACTTTTGTATCAGTGCCCGAAGAGATAACAGGATACGTCGAAGTATAGAACTCAGCGGCCTTTTCAACGAACGCAAACTCATCAAGAAATAGTAGATTGACAGACATACCACGAATAGAGGAACCAGAAGTAGACGCGGCAATAACTCTAGAGTTGTTACTAAACTCAATCGAACCTTTGTTAAGTGCTTTGCATCCCGGTTGAAGAAAGAACGGAAGGTTTTCCAACATGAGCGTAACACGCCCAAGCATCTCTCTCGAAGTGGCACCTTTGTTTGCGAGGATTGCAATTGTTTTTTCTGGGTGGAAGATTGCGTACCATAGTAGATAACCCACAGAACTAATAGACTTACCAGACTGCCGACAAGCAAGGACAATAGAGAACCTAGATTCGTGAAAATGTTTGAACATAGTTTCTTGATATGGGTATAGATCGAAATCAACCAGACCGCGATCAAGGTGTATCACCTTCACATAGTTCTTGCAAAAGTATACAGGATCGACCATGCATTTTTGATATTCTCTTAACTTATGTTTGTTCCACTCCTCATCGACACCATCTCGTTTAACTTGAGGGTTGCCACCGTAGGAGTCTTTATACTGGATCGTCATGCGGAATCACTTGTTTCTCATTCTGTAGAAATCTTTGCAGTTCAGTCGTGGAACCCAGAAACACGTTGTTGTTAGTTGTTTCTCTAACAAGAGCAGGTACGTCTGCCTTGTTAATCTCTTTGTGCTTCTTATTTAGATCCATTAACTTGTCGTTAACTTCAGAGATGTTTTTGATCATACCAGACAGAACCTCAAAGGCACGAGGATGCTCACTCTCACGAGCGACCTCGATCATCAACTCCAAAGACTCACGTCCCTTCTCTATAAGGTCGTAGTAAGTATCTCTGGACTGTTCATAGTCTTGTGCAATCTTTTCTTCTTCTGTCATACTAATATATTTACCAATGTACCTTTCGTGGCGAGTCTATAACCATACTTGTATCTTATGTAACGTGCATAGTTTTTAACGGTCATCAACTAGCACTGTCAAGGTATGTTAAATTAAACCCATAGTCGCTATCAACAGATATCCCATTAGGTGTGGGCGTAGTCTGCAAGCGCGTAAGGAAGACATCACTGTCTGCTCCTATATTATATAGGTTATTGTTAACTTCACGAATAATGCTCTTATTGGTCTGTGGCCCCATGAAGGATATCTTCATACCAAACGCAAGTGTGTAGATGATTGTTCTACGGTCACCTACCGATCCTTCGAAGTCATCCGAGAAAGATACTGACTGTAACGTTACAGGGATATCTTCTTTGATATCTGGGTAGTCGGCAGAGAATGGTTTAACCGTCACTGTGTACTGTGGGTTAAAGTAAGGTAAGATCTGCTCAACCATTTGCAATGCATCATCCTGACTCTTAGCATAGATGTTGACATCGAATGTCATATCATATGGTACGGAGGTAAAGAACTGAGCGCGTTGTGTGGCACTACCTGCTACTGCGGTAGAGAAATTATTAGTCTTAGGTAATTGTCTTTGGGCATCATATGACATAGAGGTAATCTCAAATGACATACGAGGTAACTTCATTGCGACCCTACGTTCTGACTCTTCGCCAGATCTCATCTCTTCGAGTCTTTGTATGAAAGATCTCTTGGGTGCATATGACAGAGGACACTTAACTTGGGAGATAACTTCTCCGTCTTTATTTGTTCTCAAAACATATATGTTATTGAACAAAGAACCGAATACCGATACGGCAGTCCTGACTCTTTTGTGATAGAAGTGTGTTCCAAACATTATTCCATGTCTCCGAATGGGTTACCTTCAGAGAAGTCTAAGAAGTCTGATTCAAAGTCATCAAAGAAATTATTCTGTGTAGTTCCACCTAATGTAGGAGAAACGTTGATTTCCATCAGTTCAGATACCAAAGTCGGTGCGTATGCCGCACTCGCACCAATCACTTGTTGGGTCTGCGAGAAGGTGTGTAATTTGCCGTCTGTCGCACCAACGTGTGCAAGGTATAGGGTATTATCACTATCTGACCAAGCAACAACTTCTCCCTTGATCGTATAAGAACTATTAGTCTGAGTTACTATTTCACCACGTTTGTATTGTCCACCAGTGTATGGAGAAGCAATAGTTACGACAGGGGCAACATCATAATATAAACCTTGCTCGATCTGTAGTATAGAGTTGACCGTACCAGACGAATCTAAAACAGAGGATGCAGTAGCACCGATAGGATCGAAGTTATTGAGGTATGCAGTTGCACTATCAGATGTCCATGCGGCAGTCTGAGTTGCCAGATTAGTAGTACCTGCGGAGTCATATCGTGTTTCGATGATCTGTGCCTTGGTACCAACTCTTACTCGATACTCATCAACGAAACCTTGTAGTGCTTGCCAATCAACACCATCGACTGTTCGTGCGGCATCGGCACCCACCGAGAATCCATTAGCAGATACCCAATTCCAAGTAACACCTGCGACATTGGCATCGTACTTCTTAACAAAGTCAAAGTAGATTACTAGGTTGTTTGTGCCAGATGCTCCAATAAGAATATGGTGCCACGTTCCTGCTTGAAACAAGATATCATTATTGGTGAGTGTATCAATACCACCACCGTTATTATTGCCGCGAGAGTATACTAACTGTCCTGTGCTACCAACACCCCAGAAGTATGTCTTGTCATCTTGACCACTACCACCAGTCTCAAAGAAGATTGCTTGATTTCCTGCCGAGGGTAATGTACTTACATACACCCATGCTTCAACACTACCATTGACGTGGGTCTGTGTGTATGATGCTTCAACACCACGACCTTTGGTTACGTCCAAAGAACCTGTACCAAACTTCTTGTTGTTTCCCGGTGGAGATGCTATTGTAACAGTAGGAGCAGTGTTATAACCAATACCACGATTTTCCAGAGTTAATCCATATACTCTACCGTTATCATCTATTAATGATGAGGCAGTGGCATTAGCATTCACAGCACTTGCCATATTCAGTTTGTACTGATAGGCACCTTCTAGTTCAATGTCATCGATCTCATCGATACCAACATCAAAGTCTTCGTCATTGTATTCGAACAACTCACATTGTAGTCGGAAGGTAGGTAACTGGTTCAATTGATAGAACGGAGTTTCTGTCTCGACCTTAAAGATCTCGAACATAGACTTAGAGAATGGAATGTATATTACATCACCCTCTCTAGGACGGAAGTTATATGAATCTAGTTTGTCACCGATCAGAGACTTCCAACGTCTACGAGCAGTAACGAAGGTTGCTTGGTCACGAAGTTCAACACCGAACTTAGAGAAGAGATCTCCCTCACCCCCAAACCCATCAACGTTCTCAACATACATCTCTATCTTATACGCATCACTAAAGTGTGACGGCACATCGTCCATGAAGACTTTATCTACATTGACTAGTTCACGAGGTAAATAATAGACATCCTGACCATAGAACTTTAAAGACTCAATTATGAGATCTTCGTATAAGTTCTGTTCAGGACGATATCCACCAGATGATATCCAAGGGTTAGTTGCCATTAATTTATCCTATGAAGAACATTGGGCCAACGTCTTCTTCTTCTCTAAACTTGACCATTAATTGTTCGATCTCTGCCGAGGCATCATCGTATATCTGTCTGCCGTTGATAACAACACCACCGGGAAGTTGCATACCTTCGAACTTAGACATATTCTGTCCCCACTGTCTCTTGATCAATGCAATAGTGTATGCTTTGAGAAACTTATGATTCCATAAAGAATTCAAGGGAGAGTTCGCGGCAACTCCGGGATCTCGATCACCATAGACTTCTAGTATCACATAGTTACCAAGAAGGAACTCTGACATATCGTGATGAATATGTACACGGTCTGCTTGTCTATCAAAGGTGATCTGTGGTTCCCCACTTAGTTTCATATCAAGTAATGATAGATGTTGTTCCATTTGTTCGTAGTAACCAAGGTCTGCGGTAGCAGATCCTAACATATGTATATCATTCACTCGCATTTGATATTTGATGTCAAAGAAGTTAGTAGACGCGTGGGCACTGTTAACACGGAACATACGGATAACAGATATCACATCTTCGGTTAGGTCGATGTATTTGTTGTCAAGGTTTGCCTGTGTGATCTGGTGCTTAATGTAGAATCGTCTCTTTCCATCAGGATGCATTTCACGGAACCACTGTAATGCTTCGTCTACGCGATCTTCGACTTGTTCGTCTGCCACGTTGATTTCGAGTACGGGCGCACCCAATGATCGAAAGCAGTAGTCGATTAGTTCGTCTCTAGTGTCTGGTGATGCCATGTTCTTTACCTTAGTTTAATAATGATCCACTGGAATTGTAGACATTAATTCTGTAATGTGATCCCTGTTCTCCATCAAGTGTATCTGCGTTCAGTCCACTTGAGTTTGTATCAACTGTCTTTAGTGCGGTCAGTAGTTCTGCGGCACTTGAGTATGTCTCACTGAATGACAACTGACCAGACGCACTATCATATGCGAGGTCACCTGCCACATTAATCTGATTTCGTATATTGGCAGTTGTGACCTTTGCATAGGTCATTGCACCACTAGTACTATTATACGATAGTCCACCAAACCCAGTGCCAGATGTTGTGCCGCTTATGGCACCTCTTGCTCTTGCAGTAGTGTGGTAGAGGTTAGTGTTCTCGCTTAGATCAGCAGTAGTGTGGTTAGATATATCTGATACTGTACCAGTTACGTTACCTGTAATGTTACCTACAAAACTAGATGCCGCTAATGGTTTGTTAAAATCAAAACGAGTATTACCGTGATCCCACTTGAGTAGAGGTTTAGTACCCGAACTCCAAGCACCGAATGTTATACCTGCTCCGTCTGTCAATGCACTAGTAGTAGCACTGTCTGCAATGACAATGTTCTTATCGGTTACTGTCAGATTAGTAGTTGCAATGTCTGTCAGTGAACCAGTGATTGTTAAGTTACCAGATACAACCAAGTCATTGAATACTACGTCATCCGTAGTTGCGACTGCCTGACCAATACTGATTGCACCGTTACTGTATGTAACACCAGTACCACCAGAGAACATTCCCTTAATGTTACCAGAGTCAACTTGGATATCGTTTGCGTTTGCAATGATACCCTTGCCACCGATTACATTCAGAGTTCGAGTCGCGGCAATAGTACCACCACCTGTCAAACCTGTACCTGCGGTTACTGATACACTAGTGTGATCAATGTGTTCGTTTGCTACGAATCCACTTAGGTTATCGTGAACGATATCCCCATCAGTCGTAGTTATAGCACCTGTACCACTATTATATGTGATACCAGTTCCACCAGATAACTTACCACGAACCTGTGCGTCTGTAATACCGTTGTATGTAATTACACCAGTACTTGCGTTATATGCAAGAGTACCATCCCCTGCGGCATCAGTGACGCTAATTGCCGCCCTTGCTCTTGCAGTGGTATGGTAAAGGTTGGTTCCTTCGGATAGATCTGAGGTTGACTTCTCTGTGAAGTCTGAGTCGAAACCACCATAGGTAGTCTCAGCAATTGTTATCGTGCCATTAGATGCATTGTATGAAAGTCCTGCACCAGAGACACCAATCGCATTCTTTGCATCTGAGTCTGCACGAGCAGTAGTATAGTATAGATTAGTACCTTCGGATAGATCTGAGGTAGAGAATGACGTTAGTCCAATACGAGCATTGAAAGATCCACCGTCTGCGGTAGATACATTTATTGTTGCTTCGGACGAATCAAAGGTGACACCACTCACACCTGCAACTGTACGATAAGTAGCAGAGTCGATCTGACCCTGTGCATTAACGGAGAATACAGGAACTTGTGTGGAAGATCCATAGGTTGCGGCAGTCACACCAGAGTTAGTTATTGATAGAGTACCTGCGGTATTAGTAATACCAGTACCACCAACAATCTCTGTGAGTGTCTTAATCGAGTTGTTTCCTGCGGAGTCAGTTCTCTTAAAGAACAGTCTTCCATCATTGGTGTTGATTGCGATCTCGCCAAGTTCAACATTACCAACGGCAGGAGTCTTGCCCTTTACCGCACTTCTTTTGACTTTAAGTAAAGTCGTAGACATATGTCACCTTTATATTAACCCCCTTATATAAGGGGGATTATTGTTTCTTAGTATGTACCGCCATCAAGTGAGGTTACAGTTACCGCACCAGATGTTACAGTAAATACGTCACTATCATATGACGCAACACCTTTGTTTGTAATTGTTGCTATCTCCGCAGTGAATGTATGTGTACCTGCGGTGTCATTGTAAGCAAAGTCAAGACCTTCACCGACTGCAATAGATGCACCCATGATGTCTTCAATATACTCGTCTAGTGCAACACCACCGCGCATGATCTCAGGTGCATCAAACGTTTTGTTGGCAGTCCACTTATCACCAGATGCGGCATATACTAGGTTAGCACTTGCCCCTGCGATTACGATACCTGCACCGTTTGCCGCGGCTGCGTCTGCGGCACTGTCTGCCAAAGTCAATGTCTTATCGTTAACCGACATATTGACTGAGTTAATTATAGTTTGTGTACCGTTGACTTGGAGGTCACCAAGAATGACAACCTTACCAGTAACACTGTCACCACCTAATGGATCTAAGATCAACTCATTAGTAGAACCGTTTGTGCTAATGGTGTTTCCGTTAATACGGATAGTGTCAATAGTTGCGCCAGTCAGACCAGTAAGATCTGTAACTGTTCCACCCAGAGAAGTATCAGTATCACCAATAGTAATACCGTCATTCGCGAGGTCACCGTTAGCAACCGAACCTGCTTTAAGACTAACTGCACCAGAGGATACATCAAAGTCTGCCGAAGCAAAAGATGCAATACCTTTGTTGGTTGTAGTAGCGTCTTCACCAGTGATCGCAATACTTTGATCTGCGTGAGTGACATTCATGCCCTCACCACCAAGTATAGAGATACTATGGTTAGGTAGAGTCATGGCACCAGTATCAGTGGTTACATGAGATAATACATTACCCTTGAGACTAACAATACCAGAAGCGACTGCAAAGTCAGAATCTAGGAACTGTGCAACACCCTTGCCAGATGTAGTAGCATCGGAGGTTGTGTATGTTACTGTGTTAGTAGCATGGTTGAAACCCATCGCAATACCATTACCAGATGCGGCAAAGGATAATGCGGAGTCTGCTAATGAGATTGGGGCACCGTTAACAGTCAACTCAGTAGAGATACTTGCGGTACCTGCGGCAGTCAATCGACCTTGTGCGTCTACTGTGAAGGTAGGAATAGCACTTGCTGATCCATATGACCCTGCGGTTACGGCAGTATTGTCTAGTGCATAAGATACTTGATCGTCTGTGACGGCACTAGTAAGACCAGTTCCACCATCGAACGTTAATGTTCCTGTACCTGCGTTGAATGTGTCTGTACCACCATCACCTGCTAGAGAGAATACGACATCAACTGAGGCAAACTTACTATCAACATATGCTTTGGTTGTTGCATCGGAATCTGCGGTTGGTGTAAGTAGATGAGAGATCTTGCTCCCTGCTACAGATACAACACCTGACCCATGAGGAGATACTATTAGGTTACCGTTTGTATCGGTAGTGCTAATCGTGTTGCCGTTGAGAGTTAGGTTATCAACGTTAAGTACATCAATCTTACTGTTTGCGTCTACTAGGATAGCACTGTTCGGGGTCAGTGTACCTAATGCATGATCCAGTTTCGCTGTGAAATACTTACCACCAATGATTTCGTGATTGACCGCATTACCTGCGATTTCACTGCCAGTACCAATGTATAGTCTATCACCACCATTGCTTCCGTTGTCTGCCAAGTATGAATATGCTAATTCACCTTGACCAAGTGCAGACGGATTTCCCGAAGTCGCACTTCTTTTAATTCTTAGTAATGATGCCATTAGTATTGGCCTCCGTTAAGTTCTTGTTGATCTAAAGTTGTCGTTGCTTCCCATGCTGTAGTTGATGTATTATAAACTAATACTGATCCATTTACTGCACCATCTGTGTTAACACCAGTTATCGCATTGATGCTGTTACCTGCCGCTTCAATAACACGTCTAACAGGTTTCCCTACTACGACTCTCTTTACTTTAGTCTTGCCCCGAAGGGATACAGTAGTTGCCATAGTAGTTACCTTGTTACCGAAGGATTGACTTTAATCTTTCCTTCCAGTATTCGTTCGATGATTGTGTTAGATCCGCTGTCTATAAAGGACAGTTCTACGTCATAGACATATCTAAGTCTGGCGTTCAGTAATCCAGATTGGGTATTTGTGAGTGCCAAGATGCCTATCCCATCAGAAGCGGGATCTGCGATAGTTGCTGTAAAGGATACTATTTCATCAGAGTCCACAGAGTTATAACTCCGCTTCATCTTTGCCGCAAGTGTGTGACCAGTGAGGTTCTTAACAGAACCATCCTGTTCTTGCAGGTGTAGTTCAATTGCTACATCCGCACCTTGGTCGATAGTAAAATCTTCGTAATCTGCCATTCCAGTCTCTCAAACCTTATTATATGTGTATGGTTTTATTTATATGTTTTGGAAACTGGAGTTCCAACAAACTTAGATTTCTGAGGTGATTTCTTCTATTAAATCGTCTCTGTAGTCTACAGATGCTTGTGAGATATCAAATGTGAATGATACTGTGCATCTCCAACAGTCGGTCTTTGCCGCATGATAGAATAGGTTCTCTGGTTCACCATAGTGACCAAAGTATGCCGCCTTACAGTTCCAACCCTGCTTGTCCTTCATAACGACAACTTCTTTCGATACAGGATCTACATACTCAAATTGTCCGTCTCCAGTTTCAGACCATGAGAATATTAGATTGTATGCGGCCGCGTTAGCATTGTTGTGCCAAGAGATGAAACCACCGGGAGGATACCACGCAGTAAGAGCATTACAACGAGTGCCCAACCATTGCATAATATCTTTGTTCATAAAGGCAATGTCTGCCGTTCGTTTAGTTCGTATAGATGGATGGGTGTCTCCCTCAAAGAACTCATGTCCTTTGCGACCAATACTCATCTCATATCCATACATCTTATCGGGGAAACCTTCGTGTCTGCTTCCCTGTGCTTGGATCTCTTCTAGATGATCTTTACCTGCCCAGAAGTGACGTTGACTTGCCTCTTGTGAACACGCAAGATGGAAGTCCTTCTGGAACTGTTCTTTATCATCCAAGAGAAAGTCTCTGTATGCGTCTAATCTCTGCAACAGTTCTCTGTTTTTAATTGGTATGTCTTGCATATAACTCATAATATGTGTCCGTCCTTATCTAATCCGCACGAGTAGTGCCGTACAATAACTGGCCCTGACTCTGGTTTGGTCTTATGCCAATTAAAAGCGTTGTAATAGTTCCATCGCAGATCATCATAGATGATGCCATAGTTTAAATCTTTGTACTTATCTTCCTTCTCTGTCAACCACCATAGAGAGAACTGATCCCAAGACTTCAGGGAATCGATGTAACCTTCTGGCCACCATTCCTTATCCATTTGTCTCTTGGTCAAGTCTTCCCATTCTGCAACAAACTCTTTGATGATAGGTACTGTCATATCATACAAACATATACCACCACATAGAGTAAACTTTGCCTTACCTTCGGGGGTGTCAAAGTCTCGTTCAGCATAGACATATGATCTATCATCGGTCAATGCAGAGAACAACATATCGTGTTCGCTATCTCTCAAGATTTGGAAACAAGTACTAATGTCTTCGTGTTCTACTTCCATATCAACATCAAGGTACATGGTTAGGTCATAAGGAGATCTTGCCATACCTTCTAACTTGGCACGGTAGTGTCCAGTACACCATTCAACATTATCAAAGAGATCACGATGAAGTTCTTCGAACATCCACTCTTCGCAGAACAAAGTAATCTTGGCATCAGGATAGAAGTCTAAGATGGACTCTGCTAGATTGATTGCATACCTATAGAAGTTAATCTTATTGGATGCAACCAGTACATATCCTTCAGTCTTATCACTCATCAGCAACTACTTCCGTTGGTTCAAGAACCTCTTGCAACAACATCATTGCATATAAGTTTACTTCAATCTTAGACTTGGCGCGTCTCAACTTACCTTTGAGTTTACGATTCTTAGAGTTCTTAATCTCTTCGGTCTCAAAGATCTCCAACTTGTAGTTAAACAGTTCTTCCAACTTCCGCGCACGAGCAAACTCAACATCTCTTTGTTGACCTTCTTCCTTCTCTGCCGCCTTGCGTACCTTACGGTCTTCGGTGTTTCGATCAACTGACTCTACACCTAGATCATCAATAACTTCATTGAACAGTTCGTTTGGCGTTCCGTCTTTGTTAGTGCGTTGCAACAACATTACTTGTCGTGTCTCGCGTTCCACGTCATCCATTATCTCTAGGATACAATTCAACTTCTCTTTAGTATCATCTTCCCAGAATGCATTATCCATCCATCTTTTATAACTCATCTTACTTCATCTCCGATTAAAATTCAATTACCATTATACTATATATCATCATCTTATGTCAAGTCTTTTATGCGACCCTTACATACAATGTATACGTCTCTATTACTTCTGTTCCTGAACCAACTGTAGTACCAACATAGTTACCTGCGAAGTTCCTACTATAATTACCTGTAAACGCCCTAGAATAGTTACCTGCGAAGTCGCGAGTAAAGTTTCCTGTGAAATCTCCAACGTAATCATCTGTACTAACTCTTGTGGATGTTCTTGCATACGCAGAGATACGACTACGAGTGAAAGTAGATGCACGAGTTCGTGTTGAAGTTCTTACTGAGTTTCTGCTATATTCTCCAACGAAGTTTCTAGTGAAGTTACCAATGAAGTCTCCAGTGTAGTTACTTACACGAGTCCTTGCGTACTCTCCTGCAAACCCACGAGCATAGTTACCAACAAAGTTACCTGCAAAGGTTGCTATACTATCACGAGTATATTCTCCGACAAATGCACGACTGTAGTTTCCAACGTAATCTCCTGCGAATGCCCTAGCATAGTTACCAACAAAGTCACGAGTAAAGTTTCCTGTGTATTCGCCAACAGAATCAGTAACACGAGTTCTTGTGTATTCTCCTGCAAAGTCCCTACTGTATGTTCCTGTGTAGTTACCTTGGAATGAACGAGAATAGTTACCCACAAAGTTTCTTGCATAGTTGCCTACGAAGTTACCTGCAAAGACTTGAATACTGTTACGCGTGTACTCTCCCACAAACGTTCGTGAGTAGTTTCCGACATAGTTACCTGCAAAGTCCCTTGCATAATTGCCTACGAATCCACGACCATAGTTGCCTACGAAGTTTCCGACATAATCAGTTACACGAGTTCTGCTATAGTTACCAATAAACGCACGAGCATAGTTACCTACGAAGTTACTTACACGAGTTCGCGTAGAGATCCTTGAGTAATTACCTGCAAATGCGCGAGAGTAGTTACCAACAAAGTTACCTGCGAATACCTGTATTCTATTCCTTGAGTAGTTACCTATAAAGGTACGAGCATAGTTACCGACATAGTTTGCAACATAATCTGTGATACGAGTACGAGCATATGCAGACACACGGTTTCTAGTGTAGGTTGATATGCGGTTACGGATATAAGAACTGTTACGAGTGCGAGTCGAGGTTCTTAAATATTCGCCAGTAAAGTTACCTGCAAACCCACGAGCATAGTTACCTACGAAGTTACCTGCGAATGTACGCGTGTATGAACCAGACTGTGCAATCATATCAGCAACAGTTGGAATAGACGCGTGAGTCGTGTCATCTACACGAGGTTCCCAAAATTGTTGATTGGTACTCGTATCTGTTGAGTAGTACAAGTATGCACGATGTCTTGCGGTACTGTTATCACTTTTAAAAATGTAGTCTAGGTTTGTGTTTGCTACCTTTTCACCACTCATATTGTAGATACCAGATTCAGCATCCATACCACCAGATTCGACAGTAGTTCCGTTTGGCCAAACGTGACCTACAAATAAGAACCATTCTCCAACATTATCACCTGAGAAATGCTCACCGTACCAGAAGTATGGGTTGGTTGGAGGGCCATAAGCACCAGTTACGTTCTTTCTATCGACACCACTACCATTAGTATTGAAACCAAAATAAGCGGTACCGCTACCGAAAGTCTTACGTCTCATCCAAACGGAGAAACGATACTTCTTAGTTTTGTCAATAGCAAAGAAATCACCATTCCAACCACCATCTGCATCCGAACCTGCATCTTGATTTGATACGTCCCAAACGACATCTTGACCTTTCGGGGATGCATCAACAATACGAGAGTTACCATCACCGTTCTGAGGATAGTTAGTTGCAGAACCAGTACCAGTAGTCCACTCAGCAAAGTTGTTCTGCCACAACAAGTTAGATTGATCTGAGTATCTTGCACCCCCACCCGAAGTAGAAACTACAAGACTATCTCGTGTGGATGTTCTTGTGTATGCACTTACTCTACCTCTAGTGTAGGTAGATGCTCTTGCACGAGTACTAGTCCTAGCGTATGCAGAGATACGACTACGCGTACTGGTTCTTGCATATGCGGAGATACGACTGCGAGTATAGTCAGTAGCACGAGTTCTATTGTATGTAGAGATACGGTTACGAGTTGAGTCGCGAGTATAAGTCGAGATACGGTTACGAGTATAGTTAGTAACACGAATCCTAATGTAAGTCGAGATACGATTCCGTGTGGATGTTCTTGCGTATGCAGAGATACGAGTTCGTGAATAGTTACCAACAAACGCACGAGCATAGTTACCTATAAAGTCACCAGTATAGTATCCTGTTCGAACATAGTCACCAGTATAGTTACCTGCATAGAAACCAATACGCGTATAGTTACCTACGAAGTCACCTGCGTATGAACCGATTCTAGTGTACCCAAGAATACGAGTAGAAGTACGAGTAGAGTTTCTAGTGTAGTCACCAGTATAATATAAGGTACGCTGATAGTTACCAGTGTAATATAGAGTTCGGGTATAGTTTCCGATATAGTACAATGTTCTAGTGTAATTACCAGTATAGTTTCCGATATAATACAGAGTACGCTGATAGTTACCAAGGTATGCGGCAATACGGTTACGAGAGTAATCTCCAGTATAGTTGCCTGTGTAGTATAGAGTACGCTGATAGTTACCTGCATATGAACCAATACGGTTTCTAGAGTAATCTCCAGTATAGTTACCAGTATAATACAATGTACGCTGATAGTTACCAGTGTACGAACCAATACGGTTTCTAGTATAAGTTCCTGTAGGAGTACTAGTTCTTGTAGAGGTACGAATGTATGTGCCAGTCGCAGTACGAATTCTAATGTAAGTACCAGTAGCAATACGGTTGGTTAGTCGTATACGAATGTATGTGCCAGTAGCAATACGAGTTCTAATGTAAGTACCAGTAGCGGTGCTAATAGCAATACGCAGTCTAGTGTATGTACCAGTCGCAATACGAATTCTAATGTATGTACCAGTGGCAATACGGTCACGAGAATAGTTACCTGCGTAGTATAAATTACGCTGATAGTTACCAGTGTAGTATAAATTACGCTGATAGTTACCAGTGTAGTTACCTGCGTAGTATAGGTTTCTTGTGTAGTTACCAGTGAAGTTACCTGCGTAGTAACCACTACCAACGAAGTATACAGTGTTACCAGTTTTAGAGTTAATGCGCGTATATGCAACATCGCGAGTAGAAGTACGAGTCGATGTTCTTGTGTATGCCGGTTGCGAAAGACGGTTTCTGGTCGAGATACGAATGTATGTACCAGTCGCAATACGAATTCTAATGTATGTACCAGTCGCGATGCGAGTTCGTCCATAGTTACCAACGTAATACAATGTACGAGTATAGTTACCTGCGTAGTATAATGCACGCTGATAGTTACCAGTGTAGTTACCAGTATAGTATAAGGTACGAGTATAGTTACCTGCGTAATACAGTGTACGAGTATAGTCACCTGCGTAGTTACCGATATAGTATAAGGTACGAGTATAGTTACCAGTATAGTATAGAGTACGAGTGTAGTTACCTGCGAAGTCACCTGCGTAGTATAATGTACGAGTATAGTTACCAAGGTACGCGGCAGTACGGATACGGATATAAGTACCAGTGTTTGTACTGATTGCAATACGAAGTCTTCCGTAGTTACCAATGTATGAGGCAATACGAGTTCTAATATATGTACCAGTGTTTGTACTGATAGCAATTCGGAGTCTACCATAGTTGCCAATGTATGAGGCAATACGGTTTCGTGTGTACGTTCCAGTGTTTGTGCTAGTAGGAATACGAATTCTAATGTATGTTCCTGTAGCAGTACGATCTCTTGTGTACGTTCCTGTCGCAGTTCTGATACGAATATAGGTACCAGTGTTTATACTGATACGCGTATAGTTACCAATGAAGTCACCTGCATAGTAACCAATTCGTGTGTACGTTTCGGTAGGTGTGCTAGTTCTTGTGGATGTACGCTGATAGTCTAGAATGCGAGTAGAGGTAATAGTCGATATTCTGGTATAGTTAAGAATACGAGTAGAGATTCTAGTACTGTTTCGAATGTATGCAGAGTATCTGGTACGACCATAGTTGCCTACGAATCCACGAGCATAGTTACCAACATAGTCACCTGCAAACCCACGAGCATAGTTGCCAGTGAAGTTACCAATATAGTCACCTACGAAAGTTCGTGCATAGTTACCTATGTAATTTCCTGCAAACCCACGAGCATAGTTACCGACAAAGTTACCAACATAGTTACCTGCGAACGCACGAGAGTAATTACCAATGTAATTTCCTGCGAACGCACGAGAGTAATTACCAACATAATCCCCTGCAAATGTTCTGCTATAGTTACCAGTATAAGTTCTGGAATAGTTACCACCGAAGTTACCTGTATAACCAACAACATTATCGCGAGTATATGTTACTAAAGAATCTCTTGTTGATGTTCTATTATAGGTAGATGATCGAGTTCTTGTTGAGATCCTCGCATAGTTACCAATGTAGTTACCTGCAAAGGCACGAGCATAGTTACCAACAAACGTTCGGGCATAGTTACCTACGAATGTTCTGCTATAGTTACCAACATAGTCACCAGTAAAGGTTACTAGTCTATCACGGATATATGCTGAACTACGAGTTCGTGCATAGTTACCTACGAAGTCACCACTGAAGTTTGTAACACGATCACGAGTGTAAGCAGAGATACGAATACGAGAATAGTTACCAGTATAGTTACCTGCATAGTTAGATGCACGAGTTCTATTATAGGTAGATATTCGAGTTCGAGAGTAGTTGCCTAAGAAGTTACCAGTAAACGTTTGCAAACTATCGCGAGTATACGTTGAGATTCTGGTACGAGCATATGCCGAAGTACGAGTTCGCGTTGAGGTTCTAGTATATGCAGACACACGGTTACGAGAATAATTACCAATGAAATCACCAGTAAAGTTTGTAACACGATCACGAGTATATGTTGAAGTACGAGTTCTAATATAGGCAGAGTTTCTTATTCTAGTGTAAGCACCAGAGTAACCAGACACACGAGTTCGTGAGTAGTTGCCTACAAAGTCTCCAACATAGTTACCTGCAAAGACAGTCGTGTATGCAGAGGTTCGAGTTCTAATGTAGTTACTATTTCTTGTTCGAGTACTTGTTCTAGCATAGGCAGAGATACGAGTACGAACATAGTTTCCTATGAAGTTACCAGTAAATACAGTAATACGGTCACGAGTATAGTTTGATACTCGAATACGCTGATAGTTGCCTACGAAGTTTCTAGTAAATACGTCTGTGAAATTAGTTGTGTACTGAGACACACGAGTACGTTGATAGTTACCAATGAAGTCTCCAACGTAGTTTCCTGCAAAGTTTCTTGCATAGTTACCTGCAAAGGCACGAGTGTAGTTACCTACAAAGTCACCTGCGTAAGTACCAGTAAAGGTCTGAAGAGAATTTCTTGTGTATGCCGAAGTACGAGTTCTTGCATAAGCAGAACCACGAGTACGAGTATATGCGGATGCGCGAGTTCTTGTGTACGCAACTTCCGAAGTTGTTCTCTTTGTATTAGTAGCAGTACCCTTTGCCGCCCATGTACCAGAAGCAGAAGGAACACCTTGGGTAGCAGATCTCAACTGATAAGAACCAATGTTACCTACTACTGCACGTTCTGTCTTGGCGTGTTGACCAAACGTATGCTTGATCTCGTTATCATTCAGTTCACGAATACCACTAAACGACCCTGCCGAATCAGAACCAACCAAACCCATAGGTCTGATAGTTGAGGGGGCAGACATTGTATTTCGTTTGTAGATGTTGTATACTGTGCTTGTTCCGTTACCTAATGTATCGGTGTATACGTTTGACAGTAAGGCACTATAGTCACTTGACGGAGCAGAGGTTCCTAGTTTATATGTTCCGGGATAATCTGATAGAGCAATACGAGCATTAAGTCTAGTCGTAAGAATAGACATATCAGAGTCGGGGAATTCATATAGACCTTCGGCACCACTGTTCAGATACCCTACTGGTCTGCGATAGTTCGCACCAGTGTAGTTAGCAGTACCTTGTATTTGCTTTAGGGGAGTAGATGTACTACCAGAAGTTATGGCAGAGGCAGGGTGTGTGCCGTCTGCCTCATTGTAGTAAGTATCAACGAACGTACCGATAGTGGTACCCGAAGTCTTATGTAGAGTACCTGCGCCTGTGGTACCTGCCGCTAATTGCAATCCTGCTTGATAGGCGAGGTAATGCTCTTCCGTAGGAGTTAACTCCTTCAGATCACCATTTGTTCCTTCTGCCTTTAGCGGTATGTTCGACTTTGCCACAGATTAATTCTCTATCAATTTAACTTATCTCTATTTATAAGAATTATACTATGCAGTTCTTACATATAAAGTATAAGTCTCCACGTTGAATATACTATTACCGATAGTCTGTCCAACATAGTTACCGACATAATTACCTGCAAAGTTTCGTGAGTAGTTACCCTCGAAGTTTCTTGTGTAATCTCCAGTGAAGTCGCCAGTATACGCACTTGTTCTTGACCTAGTAAAAAGAGAACCACGAGTTCTTGCATATGACGAATCACGGTTTCTGGTCGAATCTCTAGTAGAGTTTCTAGTGTAGTTACTTGTTCGGGTACGACTATATGCTCTACTATATATGCCTGTATAAACACCACTGTATACGCCAGTGTATACACCTGCATAAGACGAACCACGGTTTCTAGTAAAGTTAGAAGTTCTAGTCCTAGCAAAAGATGATGCTCTTATTCTAGTATAGTCTGCCGAATAGTTTCTTGCATAGTTACCTGCAAAGTTTCTTGTGTAGTCACCAGTGAAAGAACGAGAATAGTTAGATACACGAGTTCTATTGTATGCAGAGGTTCTGTTAACGATACTTGTTCGCGTAGAAGTTCTGTTATAGTCTCTTGTGTAGTCACCAGTAAACGTTCTCTGATAGTTACCAGTGTAATTACCTACGAATGTTCTCGCATAGTTTCTACTATAGTCACCAAGGAAGTCACGAGTATAGTTACCAAGGAAGTTGCCTATGTAAGTACTAATGCGTTGTCTACTGAAGTTCCTTGAGAAGTTACCACCAAAGTCACGAGAATAGTTAGATACACGAGTACGCTCAAAGTTTCTTGAGTAACCTGAGTTTCTGGTACGTTGGTAGTTTGAGTTACGAGTACGTTGGTAGTTTCTTGCGTAACCTGAGTTTCTGGTACGCTCATATGCACTGTTTCGATCAGTTACACGAGTTCTAGTATAGGCACGACTATAGTTACCAAGATAGTTTCCAGTAAAGGTTACGTTCCTTGTATCAATAGTTACACTACTGAATTGCTGTGTAGATGCTCGATAGAAGACACGGACGTAGTTGCCCACAAACAATCTAAGGAAGTTGCCAGTAAAATTAGCGGTGCCTGTGTAGTTACCTGTATAGAAACCTGCACCAATATAGTATATCGGACTGCCGCCTTTCGCGGCACCCTGTCTGGCATAACTAATATTCGTACTTGCTCTTTCCCTTACTGAGATTATAGTAGATGCTTTGGTTCTAGTGTATCCAGTGGCACTATTTCTAAGATAATTTCCATCACCGACATTAGATGCCCTATGAA